TCTTTGTCCAGGGCGATGGCCATGGGCCAGATAAACTGACCGGGCTCCTCACCGTATCCGCCGAACTCGGTGATGTACTCTTCTTTGTCCTCGCCGATGCGGAACAGGTTGATGCGGGTGCCGTCCGACCGAGACTCATAGGAACGGTTCACGATGTAGACTAGGTCGTCGGGGCCCAGGGCAAAGTCCATCGGGTTGCGGAACCCGGTGCCCTGGAACTCGGAGCGTCCAGCCGTAAAGCTGTACGTGAACGTACGGTCGTTGATTCCCAGGAATACACTAGCCATAGCTATTCTCCTCAGGGATCAGGGCTCTGAGCCGCAGCGGTCGCTTCGGCGCAGAGGCTGATCTTCTAAATTTAGCTGCTCTTTACCAACTGATTTAACATGCTTTTCAAATCGTTTCTTTCTTTTTGCTTTTAAATCTTCAATCAATCTTTTTCTATTGTGCGCTTTTTGTTCGAGTTTAGGATTAACAGTCACTTTTTCCTTTTTCTTAGAAAGTTTCATTTTTGGTTCTTCTTTTACTGGTTCTTCTTTTACTGGTTCTTCTTTTACTGGTTCTTCTTTTACTGGTTCCTGTTCCGTGATTACTTCTTTTTCTACTTTTTCCTCGGGTAAAGTTACATCGACCTCTGGGCCGGATGTATCTATATCCACCTTTGGATCTTCTTTCTTTATCTTATTTTCTTCTGGCATAGTTCCTCCTATGATTAAAATTTATGCAAGATATCCTCTGGATTCTTGACAGTTGCCAAAATTTCATCTTCATTTAGCAGCCTGATTTCCCCACCTTCTATTTGTATGCGTGATCCTGCATAACGAGCAAAAATCACCCAATCACCTTTCTTGCACCACGGACCATCTGGATATCTCTCCTTATCCTTGTAACATTGTGGTCCCATTGCAAGTACATTTCCACATTGGGACGCAACTTGTTGTTTATCCAATGTGTCTTGTCCCACGAGAATTCCACCTTTAGTTTTTTCACCCATTCTGAATGGTAAAACTAAAATTCTCCAGCCTGTAGGTTTTGGTAATTTTTCTGTTTCTTCTTTGTACTTTTCCGCTAAAGCATGTTTATGCTTTGGGTTTTCCTCTGGTGATGTCGACGATTGTTCCGTCATTTTGCTCCTTCTCATTAAGCAGGTTAGAGATTTCCTGTTTAGTTGCCTCTAAGGCATTAATTTGTCCTATTATATACTTGTATGTTTCCATACTGTCAACCCCTCCGGACGTTACCGAGATTGCAAGTGATTCTATTTTTTTGTCTAATGCTCTTTGTAATTTATAGATTATGTTTTCTAAACTCATATTAAATCTTTATAATATTTCTCATAACTTTCATTTGAAACAGGTTCACCTGCTAAATCACTTTTAATGTGTGATCCAATATATTTTTCCTTTGGAGGATATACAAAATCCGTCTTTGTTTCGCTTAATTTTTTCTCAACCTGTTTTACAGCAGGTTTTCTTGAATTACCATTAAAGGGTCTATATCTTGGGTTTACCATAATTAAAAAGGTATATCGTCGTATTCTTTTTTAGAAATCTTCATTTTTTTCCAAGGTTTCTTTTTAAATTCTGCTTCTTGTGCTTTTTTTGCTTCGTCTGCCATTTTACTTTTGAATTTTTTACTTTTGCTCTTAATTGATTCTATTGTACTTTGGCCTTTAAATTTTGTACCAGGTTTAACTTTAGTAATAGTTTCCGCAACTTTTTTTGCTGCCCATTTTCCAAATCCTATTCCCATTATTTTTTTCCTCCTCCTCTAAATATTTGTGTTCCCTTTATACCAAAAATACTCGCGCATACAAGTATCCACAAATTTGTAAACCATGATGGTAGTGCCGCAAAATGTTCAAAGAACATATTTCTCTTGTCCATCGCCTGTGGATCATCTGACCAGACTCCATATGCGAGCACCAAAATTGGCAAAGTGAGAATCGCTAATACTACCTCGTCCTTATAGTCGTTTTGCCGAGCTTCTAAAAGTTTGCCCTGGTATTGTTCTTCGCCGCTGGCCATCTTTCGCGCATGCATATGTTGTGCATCAGCCATAGCCATCTTTGTCTCTTGACGCTTTTTGTAAATATGTGTTCCAGCGTTTAACGCTAATTTAATTGCTCCTAACCACATACTAAACCCAAGTTACGTCTTTTTGTCGTCTAGCAGCGCCTGAGCCAGAAACAGGTTGTTTGTTTCCAACTGCTAATCTAGATTTTCCTCTAAGACTAGTTTCTGATCTAGGATCAGTTATAACTTTAGATTCTTCCATCTTAACAGGCTTACTTTTTTTATAATTCCACGCCATTATGTGCTCCTTTTTTTATTTATTATAGCTCTTTTTTTAGTGTTTGTCACTATCTAGAGCTACCATTTGTTTTAGGTTTCATTTGTGCAAGTGTCAATCTATTTTCATTTGCCATTTCTTGCTTCTCAATTGAAGTATCAGCTCGAAGTTCTGCTAGTTCTTCATTCTGTTCAAGTTTATCTTCAGTAATATCTCTATTCTGAACTATTTTAGCTTGATCAATTTCTAATTTTTTATTCATTTCTTGTTGTTTACGTTCATTTTCCATTGCTCTTAAATCAACTTCTCTAGATTTAAGTTTTAAAAGTGGATCATGATCAAACTGAGATGTAATTTTCTTTTCTTCCTTCATAAAGTCTTCAGTCATTTCTGCAATCAACACTGCTTTTCGTGCCTCAATGTTTTGTGTCATCTCTTGCACCTGTTGTTGTGCTTGTGGATTCTGTGCAGCTTGTTGTGAAAGCATTTGTATCTGTTGAAGTTGTTCTCTGAATTCTAATTGTACTTGTTCTTGAGCCATTAAACTAATGTGCTCTAATATATTTTTCTGTAATGATGCCATAACCGCTGGATTATTTCTAACCATGTTAGTTGACATAAAATTTAAGTGCGCTGTAACGTGTGCTCTATGATCTTGACCAGGAAATGCTTGAAAAGGTTTTCCTCCTAATGCATCAATGTGTTCTAAAGACGGATCTTTTGGTGCATTGGGCGCTGGTGGTGGTAAAATTCTATCAATATCTTTTATTCCTAATGCTTCATACATTTTTCTAAATGCCATATATAAATTGTGCATCTGCGGGTTTGACATTGCTAACTGCAATCCTGTTTGCGCCAATGTCAGTCTTTGCGACATTGAAAAAATGTTTGGATCAGCAACAGGTAAGATATCTATTCTTTCATCAAAATCAGCTACTTTAATATTTCTTTGTCCACCTACAACATCATATGGATATTCGGGTGGCAGATACTGAGCAAAAACTTTTGCTAACAGTTTAAATTCTTTTCTTAGGGCTGAATATACTCTTTTATGGATTGCTGACATTACCCTTGAACCACGTTCTAAAAGAGCTACGGTCGTAACAACTGCTGCACCTTGGTTCCCGTCCCCGACCTGCATGTCAGCAATGGACGCGAATCTCTGTCCTGCTTGAACTACAATTGACAACAGCTGCAATAATGTAGCTGAAGGTTCCTTGTACGGTAAAAATACAAATGCATCTTTTAGATTACCACCTGGTGTGTCAACATCTTTGAATTCTCCAGGTTGTATTGGTGAAGCGTCATCTTTGACTCTAACACCTCTTTGTTTAAATCCTGCGGGTAAATTTGATAAAGTCCCTGCGTCTAATAATTGACGGAGAGCAGACGTTGCCGTTCTGCTCAAACCGCCAATCATATGAATGAGTCCAAAGCCATAAAATCCTAGTCCTGGCAGAAATTTGAAGTGGACGAAATATTGGATCTTATTTCTTAATGGATCATTGGGCGCGTAGTTCCTTCTGATTGAAAGAACTTTCATACTACCTTCTTCGATTGTTACGACGTAAGGCAATTTTATTCCAGTTGGCTGACCGTCTTGGCCAATATCTTCGAAACCTTCTAAATCCAGATTTGTATGACACTCTAATAGTGTGTACATACTTTCTATTCTTGCTGATGTAGTGGTTCCTTCTAATTCTCTTTTTTTATCTACTACTTTGTCTGCATCTACAGTGACAGGTTTTGTTAGTTCAATGTCAGTGTAGAAACCAGATACTTGTTGTTTTCTTAAATCATTCTCTGATATTTTTATAACATGGACCACCGCTTCCGCATCGTCTAATGAGGTAGCCGTATACGGAACAACGAGGTCGTCTGCTGGAACGACCTTTGAAACAGCTCGTCCTAATAAATCATCATAATAAACTTTTTTAAAAGTAGAACCACTTAGTGGTAGATGAAATAACATTTGATCAAATTCAGGTTCATATTCCTTCATCTGATCCATGAGTTGATAATTCATGAAATCTTTAACTCTTTGTGATTGAGCTTCTTTTGCAGGATTGGATATTCCAATTACTTGGGTTCTAACGGGTCCATCTGCAGGGAGTAATTCTTTATAAGCAAGGGCTTGAAACTGTGTAACAGCTTCTGCTAAAACGGGGTGAGTAGCGCCACTTGCTCCTTGGAAAGGTTCATTACGATTATCATATTTAAATCCTAAAAGATCTACACCATTAATGTACGAACTTTCCCAGTCTATTCTAGACATCTTATAATCAGTATAATTTTGTCTAAGTTGTATTCCAACGGGATCTAAAACTGTTTCTGGTAAAATATCGGCTAGATTATCAAAGTGAGTGTTTGACTGAGCTTGATTCACGGCTCGTGGTTCAAAATTAACTGTAGCACCACCATCTTCATCGGGTGTTACTTCTACGGGTTGTCTTGGTTGTTGCTCCGTAATGTCGACATCAGTTGGTGCCTGTGCGCCAGGTACTTTTATCTCGTGTCGAACGTTCGGGAGCGATTTATCTATATCTGCCATTTATACTCCTAATAATCTCTATCATTAATGTACAGTGAACGCAACCCTTGAGACATGGGTCCCGAATCAGGGGCCACGGTTCTGGTTAGGTTGGCTAGACCGCCAGATGCAAGTCCAAGATAAGGCTGTTCTTCTTTCATTGTTTCTACAGCTTGACCTGTAACGGGCTGGTCTATATCAAAACCTCTTGCAATATTATAACGATACAATTCTCCAGGACCTCCTCTTTTTTGCATATCTATAATTCGTTCCTTTTCTTTCATGCCTTCAGTTTTCCAAGCGTCCATTTTAGGTAATGGAGAAAATGGATTAACAACATCAAATGCATATTTTGGATAAGTATAAAATCCAGCTAGAGCGTTTTGTATAACGTCTCCAACAGGGCCTGCTTCCACATCAACTTGCGTACTTTTTGTTTTTGCAGATTTTA